CATAGTTATTTTATTTTCCCTCTCGGGTGGTTAGGCTTCGATAATTAATGCAGCTACGCACAATACAAGCAAATATGGTATTGATACGATAATAGCAAACGGTATCCATGCAATAAGAAATATATTTGCAAAAACTCTTATTATCTTATGGCAATTCTCTACTGTTTTTGACGGCAACATTAATATCCAGTCGAAATAGAAGTTAAACAGCTTATCTGTAATGTTCATTTATCTAGGTTTTAAATTAAACATACCGCAATTTAACCATTATCCCAACGTCGGGGAAATGGTTTAGTATGTTATAAAGCACATTTAATCGATTTAAATAAATTTCGTATCTTTGGGTAAATCAAATAGACGGAATATGAACGGAGAAGAAACAAGATTTAAAATAGGAAATACAGCCGCTGAAAAATGGACTATCGAAAACTCTTCTGAAGTGTTCGAAAAAATGTACGATAACGCATGTAAAGACTCTAGTATTCTGTGTTTTTCTGATGCGTGTTTTTCAGTGGAAATGAGGGATTCACACATAGATTATTTAATAAAAAAATTTCCCGTTCTTGAAAACTTAAAAAGAGATATTCAAAAAAGAATTGTCTCAAGGATCAATAAGGGAGCTTTAGAGCAAGAGTATCAGGCCACCGCAGCAATATGGCGCCAAAAGATGTTGGGTGAAAGAGAAACAACCGAAACTATTAACACGACTACAAATATTAATATAGATCTGAACGAGGAGCAAAAACAAGAAGCTTTAAACAGAGTTAAGAAAGGCTTAAATGAGTTCGAAGATTACGAATAAAGACATAATCTTAGCTGATAAAGCAGTACAAGAAAAGCGGGCGGAGTATGCGAAAAAGCACTCTCTCGCTTTTGTGCGTTACACTATGCCAACATTCCAGGCAACAAGCTTCCATAAGACTTACTATAAAGTTTTAAATGAGTTTGTTCATGGGAGAATAAAGAAGCTCATAATATCAGTACCACCGCAACACGGGAAGAGTCAAGGCAGTTCGATAAATGTTCCAGCTCAAATGATAGGTCGCAATCCAGATTTAAAGATTGCCACCGTCTGTTATAGCGCTACCAAAGCAAGAAAGTTTGGACGTAAAACAAAACAACTACTGTCGGAACTAAGATATAAAGAGTTGTATCCTGATGCTAAAATGGCTGATAAAGGGGATACTAATTATATCAACACAGCCGAAGAAATCGAGATGGTTGGGCGTGATGGCTCGTTAAAAATGGTAGGTTATCAAGGAGGGCTTACGGGTGATCCCGTAGACGTTCTTTTAATGGATGATTTATATAAGGATTGGAAAGAGGCTAATTCACCTATCATACGTGATAATGTAATTGACTGGTATGTCACGGTAGCTGATACGCGACTTCATAATGACTCACAGCAACTAATAGTGTTTACGCGGTGGCACGAAGAGGATCTGGTGGGATTTATTGAAAAGAACGAGACTGTTATTTTAATCGAGTCGTGGGCAGATGTAGAGAAATATAAAAATCAAGACGTTTGGTTTAAGATTAATTTTGAAGCTATTAAACTGAGTGAGCCTACAGAACTAGACCCAAGAAAGAAGAATGAGCCACTTTGGCCCAGCCGTCATAGTTTGAAGAAGCTCGAAAAATCAAGAGCTAAAGATCCTGTTAAGTTTGATTCTTTATATCAAGGAAATCCAACAAGTAAAGAGGGGCTTTTGTATGGTTCCGACTGGAAAACCTACAACAAGCAGCCTGATAATGTTATTAATAGGAAAAACTACACCGATACAGCCGATAAAGGCGATGACTACCTTTGTTCTATTGATTACGACATTTCAAGCGATGGACTTATTTATATTGTAGATGTCGCATACACACAAGAGAGTATGGAAGTTACTGAGCCTTTAGTGTCTGGCATGATGGATCGAAACAAAGTAAGGGAATCAGATATTGAAAGCAATAATGGAGGTAGAGGCTTTGCAAGAAAGATAGACGAACTAACATCCGACACGTGTTATATAAGATGGTTTCATCAAAGCGACAATAAAGAGGCTCGTATCATATCAAATGCCGCTACAGTAAAAGAAAAGATTATTTTCCCACAAGGCTGGCATATTCGTTGGCCTGAGTTTTACAATCACGTGGTGAAATTCAAGAGAGTTTTTAGTGCAAACAAGCACGATGATGCACCAGATACGTTAACTGGCATTATTGAAAAAAACATAGTCTCGACTGAGCTCTGGATTATGTAATTATTATTTTTGTATCTTTACTAAGAAATTGTAAATAAAATAGATATGGCATTAAATATTAAAGCAGCGATTAAATCACTAATGGGGGAGAGTCTTATTAGTAGTTTGTTTTTTGGGAGTAAAATTATTGATACGGGTAATTATGAAAGGCGTGATCTTCACAACGTCTACAAGGATAGTTCAGCGGCAAGGCTCGTTATTGATAAGGTTGTTGATAGCTTTGTGTCTATTCCTGTTAAATGGGTAGATAAAGACGGGAAAGACGTAGAAGGTATTTATCAGCAAGAATTATTGAAAAGCCCTAACTATCTGCAAACACAAACCCAATTCGAGAATGCTTTTATTACTCAATACTGCATATACGACGAGTGCTTTATAGATGGAGGGATTGAAGGTGTTGCTCTAAATAAGGGCAAGAGAGCGGAGCTTAATATAATACAGGGGCAATATGTCGCTTTTGAATTAGATAGTAATGGTAAAATAGTTAGCTACGTAAACTCATATAATCAGACAAAAAAAGTACCTCTCGAAAACATAAAATCTACGATTGGGAATGTGTTGGATCCAGCAGTGACACAACACGCCACATCTAAGCTTATTACAGCCTCAAAGATCATAAAGAAGATAGAGGAAGGTGATAAAATGGATATTACTGCATACGGAAACAAAGGGGCTAATTACCTTGTGACTGCTGACGGTGACGTGCTATATGACAAAACACAAGCAGCCAACGCGCAGGAGCAGATTAACGACCCTAGTTTGAAAGGTGGCATTAGATTCATGGGTGCAAAAGCTCAGGTTCATGACATTTCAAAAACACCAGCGGACCTGAATATTCTTGAAACATCTAAGGATTCCAGAAAATTATTAGCATTGTTATACGGCGTTCCAATTCCTTTGATATCAGAAGAAGCAAGCACAAGAGACAATGTTATCACATCAGAAAAAACACTAGCATTAAACACGACTATTCCACTTAAACAGATTTACTGTGAACAATTGACTGAGTTTCTTGATGATGGTAAGGGATATAAAATGATTGTCGACATTGACAAAGTCAGACAAATCCAGAAAGACCCTAAAGAAGTTCAAGAGGTGTTAGAGAAGGCTAAAGCGTCAATTAGACAAAGATGGGAGGCTGCGGGATTAAATACGGAAATTCTAGACGGCAACGACCAATGGGATCAACCAGTAACAAACATAAGCGATCAGTTTGGTGTAGCCCCCGACATCGATTTAGAATAGAATAAAAAAGCCGTGATGTGAGTCACGGCTTTTTGTTTTAGCTACTTCAGTATTATTTATATACCCCAAGTCCATCCGTACTTAAAGCCTATTAAAAACAACTCTGTAAAGTCTGTTTTGAATATCCAGCGCTGTTTTTCTTTCGCCCAATACTTATAAGTAACGACATCTTTTTTACCCTCATTGAATGTGTTTACTATATGGCACTTTGTGCCGTTTAAATCTCTGCATATTGCGCCTACTTTTACTTTCATCTTTCTTTTGTTGGTTAATGTTCTTTAAATAATAATTCGCCACAAACCCTGCAACATTCATTGTCTGAGTCTGGCGTTGGGGACAAACAAGCGCATAATGCTTCTTCTTTTTCCCTCAAATCTCCCTCATCGTCTAAGTTATCAATTCTAACAATCTTATCATGTTTCTTGTAATTCATTTCTTAGGTTTTTATTGATACTCCAACAAATCTACAACTAATAAGACAATTCGAGTTATCCGGAAACATGTTACACAACACATCGATATATTTTACCAGTCGGTTTTAAATGCCGTTATTTGTAATAGCAAAACGAGTTATTAACTATAAAACTAAAAGATATGACTACTCAAGTAAATATCAGTAAATCAAACAGTAATCTAATTAATATAATAAACAGCATAGAAAGCATTGATTTTAAAGGCAATGGTTTTATTGTTGAATCTATTTATAAAAGCGAATCGAACAGCGTATATGTTGAATTGTCAGAATCAGATAGCAAATTAGATTACCTACAGACGTTTATTATAAGATTTAGTGATCATTATTGTATTGGACGCGGTAATAATCAAATGATGAATTTAGTATCTGATAATGGGCAATCTATTATAGGATTATCAATGATGAAAAGAATAAAAAATAATATAGAGGATTACAAGACTGCTGAAATTCTACGAAAGAATATGTATTTTGAATAAAAGATTAAATGTCGTACTTGCAAGAAATTAATAACTAAAAAATAAGAGATATGTATTTTAAAGTAGAAAAAGGAACGGAAACATACAATAAACTAAGAAGTGTTTGCGATAAAATCACAGACTGTAACAATAAGGCTTTAGATTTAACCAAAGAGCTTGGCTTTAATAGATGTTGCAAGGATCGCAATGGTGTTGGTGGTGGAATCTCAGCACTAGAATCTTTGAGCGGCAAGCCTGAAGGATATAAGGTTGTCGGAGAGAAATATCAAGATTTATACTATCCAAAAGTTAAAAATAAAGAGGTGGTTTCGAAAATAGAAAGCTTACCCGTTGTTAGTTATGACGAATTTAATGGCACTATAGGATTTAGCGAGCAATTTACAGATATGACGTTTCATCACGCATTTGGATTGAAAGATATTGACGAAAGCTTTCTTATTACAATTAGTGACGAATGCGACTATAAACCTAAGTCAGATATGATTGAGATTTTGGCAAGCGAATATAAAGAGTTAAGTAAATAACTAAAAATAAAAGGATATGAGTGATTACAAGCACGAAAAGGTAATTAGATTACCATTCCCTAAAAGTATTATTGAGAAATACAACGCAGAAGACCCGTATGAGTGTGAGGAGTATTTTAAAGAAAAGATAGGTGGTCTATGGGATAATAGGAGCAAAAATAGCTTTAAGTTGGGATATTCAGATGAGGCGTTTTATATCGATTGGCTTTACTACAGTACATATGGTGAAGAGTCAGGTGATTGGGGAAATGTGCGTTTGCTCACTAAGAAAGAACTTGAGGTTATTAAGCCTTATTTTGACAAACTGGGAGTTGTTTATAAGGATGAAGACTTAAGGCTTGTTGATTATTGTTATTATAATTGCTGTGAGCCTAGTGATTATTATGAATTAAGTGGAGATGATTCTAATTTGTTTATAAATTAGCTATTGCACAACCCAAATAAAAGAGTTACATTTGTGGTATTGAATGACAGGTGAGATGGTCAGATAACATGTATTTCATTTCTTTTTTAAAATATAAAACCCTATCGATCCACATCTCACAATATGGCTGATAGGGTTTTCTCTTGCCTGTCATTCGCTTAAAGTTTTCAATTTCCTTTAAGTGTCTGTAAAGATTTAAGCCAGACTAACAATAAAGAATAAATCCTGTTTGATAAAGCTTATTAAATTAAGTATATTAAAAGGTAAGGTATAAAGTTGACAGTTAATATATTCGGAGCAATGATTTACAAGTATTACCTCCGTTGACAGTGTAATAGAGAGATCTTAGTCAGTAAAACAGCATGAACGCAACATGTGTCAGTCTTTGCCCGATTAGTTTAAATCTTAATAAACTAATCCAGTGTTTTATTCTATTTATATCATTATTGATTTAGTAGTATATTACACAAAGGACGCTTGGGACAACAAACACTCTAACCAATACAAATAATCAATAACTAAACTAAACAAGATGAATGCAAAAGAATTGAGAATAGGAAATATCATTAGATACAGTGACGGGAAAGATGTGGTGATAGCCAATTTGGGAGACATGGGGTTTTCAACAAAAGATGATCGAGGTTTATTTTATGGGTCTGACGACATTAACGATTACAAACCAATCCTACTAACAGAAGAGTGGCTAGTTAAGTTTGGGTTTGAATTAACAGACAGTAATCATAGGAAAATAACAAGGTGGTTATTGAAAGAAGATTATAAAGAAACTAAGCACGCT